AGATATTAAAAAAATACAATATAGAGTTATCAGACTACAATACAATAGCACAATTATTAATAGATATAGATGACGAAATGACTAACTATTTGAATGAAAGTGATGAACCTTTACCTGAATTTTATGAACTGCAAAAGGTATATGATGAATTGTACAAGGAATCTAGTGTCAAATAATGTCGAATTATGTCGAAAAAAAGTTATTGATTTTCGATTTCGTATATAATATACTTCTTTTATAGAATATATAAGAGGAGGAAAATATTATGACTATAGCAGAAGAAATAAAAAAGAATTGCTCAGCTATGCTTAGGGTAGCAAATTCAGGGGCAATAAAAAGTGCAGAAACAATGTTGATGAATAATGAAAATGTACAGTATGCTATCATAGCTAACGTGTACAATGTGAAAAATGAAGGAAAATTAAAAGTAAATACAGGCATAAAACTAAAAAATAGAATTTCAGCTGTAGTAGTAATAACAGACAAAAGAGTATTTTATTGTAGTTCTTCTTTAGGAAATGTTCAAAGCAAACAAATTAGATTACAAGATATACAATCAGCAGATTATTCAACTATGATAGGAAACGCAACTATTAGAATCCAAGGTGTTTCTGATATGATGATAATAGAAACAACTAAAAAAGTAGCTGAAATAATAATTCCAAAAATAAACGAGTTGCAAAGTAATATAGATACAAGTCCTGCATATTTTAACAATGTGTCAAATGCAGATGAAATTCTGAAATATAAAAAATTATATGATGAGGGGATCATAAGTCAAGAAGAATTTGAAAAGAAAAAACAAGAATTATTGAAGTAAATATAGTTATTAAAAATAGGCATCTTAACTGATGTCTATTTTTTATATAAAAATTAGTCAAGAGGTAGACTTAACAATTGCCTCATAGATTTCAAATACAAGGTAGATGGAAAACTACCTAAAAAAGCCTAGTAAGAGAAAACTATAAAAAAGGAGCATATATGAAAAAAGAAGATTTACAAGCTCAGGGGCTAACAGAGGAACAAATAAATTTTGTATTTGCTGAAAATGGGAAGGATATAAAAACATTACAAGATGAAAATGCAACTCTAAAAGCTCAGAACTCACAATTAGAAAATGACAAAAAAGTTCTTGAAAAGGAAAAAGGAGAAAAAGAAAAAGCTCTCAATGAACTTCAAAAGAACACTATAACAACAGAGGAGTATAACAGAAAAATCAAAGAAATTGAGTCTAGTGCAAAGAAAGAACATGAAGATTATGTATTTAATCAACTACTAGACCAAACTCTAGCAGAATGCAAAGTTTTAAAAAATGAGGATGCAATTAGATCTGTCAAAGGCCTACTAGACATGGAGAAAATATCTATTGCACAAGACAAAAAATCACTAATTGGGGTAAAGGAACAATTAGAAGAAAAAAAGAAAACATCACCATTTTTCTTTGAAACAAAACTTGGAGGAAGTAATCCAACTGAACCAGGTGGAAATGGAACAAAAGGTGATGGAGGCGAAGAAATTAGTATGGCTTCTAATTTCGCAAAAGAGGCTAATAAAAGTGAAAGCCAAGAAAAGAAAAGCCAATTTTTTAATTAATAGGAGGTACAAATTATGTATGTAAACAAAGAAAGTGTAAATGAAGTAAATTTTTTAGCATCTGCAAAATTCCAAAATTTTACTTATCAAGTAGACGATACTGGAATTACAGCTGATGCAAATGGAAAGAAAATTGTTCAAGCAGGAACAGTGTACAAAAAAGATGGAAGTGCAATAGGTTTAATTTTTGCTGATGTAGATGTGACACATGGACCACAGCCTGCTGCAGTAATGGTAGAAGGATATGTTATAGAAAGCAGATTGCCTGCAACAGTAAGTGCAGAAGACAAAGCAACTATGACAGGAATTAAATTTAGATAAAGAAAAAAAGGTAGCAATAAAGAGCTATCTTTTTTATTGAAAAAATAATAAAAGGAGGAATTTAATATGCCTAAAAGTGTATTAGAATTATTTGAACAAAAAGAAATATTAAATTATTTAAAAGAAAGAAAATTCCCAGCAATGATGGGAGAGGAATTATTTCCAGAAGTAAAAAAACAAAGTTTAAAATTTGACATGTTAACAAACGCAAGCAAAACACCTGTTATTGCTAGTGTGCATGGATTCGATACAGAGTCTGAAATAGGACAAAGAGAAGGACAAAAGATGGCTATTGAGCTAGCTTTAATTAAGAGAAAAATGCAATTAAAAGAAGAAGATATAATTGCATTACAAAGTCCACGAAATGATGCAGAATTAAAGGCATTAATGAAAGATGTTTATAATGACATTGACAATCTAGTAGAATCAGTAAAAGCTAGAGTAGAAAAAATGAGAATGGACGTTATTGCTAATGGTGTTATAACATTAGATGAAAATGGGTTGAGTGCAACGATTGATTACGGTGTACCAGCAACAAACAAAGTTGCAAATGTTGATTGGAGTTCAGCAACATCAAACCCTATCAACGATATCCAGACATGGGTAAATCAATTAGATAGCGTTCCTGCTAGAGTAATTACATCAAACACAATTCTTGCTAAAATACTTGCAAACAAGAATGTCGTCAATGCTTTATTTGGAAAGGATACAACAAGAATTGCAACATTAGGAGAATTAAATAATTACTTAGAGCAATTACAATTACCAAAAATCTATACTTATGATAAAAAGTATAGAAAAGTAAATGCAGATGGCACATATTCAAAACATAGATATTTCCCAGAAAATAAATTTGTAATGATTCCGGGGGAAACTTTAGGAGAAACTTTGTATGGGCCAACAGCAGAAGAAATAAGATTACAAACAAAACCAGGCATAGACGTTTCAAATATTGGAAAAATATTAGCTATGGTATATGAAGAAAGTGTTGATCCAGTTTCAACATGGGAGAAAGCTGTTGCTACTGCATTACCAGCATTAAATTGTGCTGATGAAATTTTCCAAGCAACAATTAATATAGGGTAAAGACGATTAGTCTTTACTCTATAATTTTATTATAAGAGGTGAAAATGATGAAAAAAGTAAGTATTAAAGATGCCGGATTAAAACTCAATGGTAGTTGGCATTATAAGGGTGACGAAGTAGTTGTTGATGATAATGAATATGAAGCTAATAAAGATTATTTAATACTTTTAGAAGATATGACTGGAAATAATGAGAGAAAAATAGAAATCGTAGTAGAAGATGAAACAATTGATATTGATAAATTAAAAGCCGATATAGAAATATTCGTTCAGAATTATAACAATATAAAGGATGAAAAAGAAGAAACAAATACAACTACAGAAACTGAACCAACATTAGAAGAACTAAGAGCAAAAGCTAGTGAACTAGGGATAGACGCTTCAAGAATGACAAATAAAGATAATATAATAAAAAAAATTAATGAAGCAGAAGCACCAATGTTTGGTGAGGAAGAAACAAATACAACTACAGAAACTGAATAAGTAGGTGGTTAATTTGAATATAATAAATGAAATTCAAAGTAAGGTAACATTTAATATTGAAAATTTAATACAAAGACTCAGAGATGATTTTGGCATAAAAAATAAAAATAGTGAGCAAGTAAATTATGTGTTATTTGATACTTTAAATATAATATTAAATACGATAAATCAGCGAAAACTGCCTAAAGAGTTGTATACAGTATGGTATAGGATGACAAAAGATTACTGGGATTTAAACGGATATGGAAAGTATTCAAACAACGATAATGACTCATCATCAGATGAAAATAAGCAAATAAAAAGTATTGCCATTGGAGATACGACCACTACATTTGCTGACACGAATACACAAGTAAAGGTAAACGGAATTACATACAGCACTGGTACTATTAATTTTTCAGAAGATGCTTTAGTAGAAAAGTATAAAAAAGAGCTATATAAACATAGAAAAATGAGGTGGTAGTATGACTTACATTAATGAGGTTAGAGAAGCTATAGAAAGTACATATATTGGACTTTGTGATGTTATAGAACACATCAAGAAACGAAATCCAAAGAATAAGCAAAATGAGTATACTAATGAAACAGTGTTAGAAGAACAAAAATGTAGGTTGTCATTTGAAACAGTAAGCAATACCAATCAATCTGAAACAACCAATAATGCAGTTCAAATTGTAAAGTTATTTATAGCGCCAGAACTAGAAATAAAAAAAGGTTCTAAAATCATAGTGACTCAAAATGGCAGAACTACAGAATATAAAAATAGTAGTAAACCTGCAGTATATGAAACGCATCAAGAGATAGTTTTAGAACTATTTGATGGGTGGTCATAATGGCAAAATGGGGAAAGTGTGATTTTAAAGAACTGCGTGATTTTCAAAAAAAGATTGAAAAACTTGCACAAGGTGATGCAGTTAGATTTTATGAAAACTGTGCAAAAGAATTGGCTGCAAGGCTACTTAGAAAAGTAATCAAAAGAACACCTGTAGGCAAAAATCAATATGAAACTAAAATTGTAAATGGTAACGTAAAAAAGTATGTAGTCAAAAATGGTGGGACTTTAAGAAGAGGATGGACATGTAAAACACAAAAGGAAGCTGAAAGCGGAAGTAGTTCAGATGCAATTTCTTGGGCTAATTCATTAAAAGTAAAAAAAGTCGGCAATACATTTGAAATTGAGGTTGTTAATCCAGTAGATTATTCAAGTTATGTTGAATATGGTCACAGACAAGAGCCAGGTAGATTTGTGCCAGCAATAGGCAAAAGACTTGTAAGTTCATGGGTGCCAGGCAAATTTATGCTAACTATTTCTGAAAAAGAACTAGAAAGTGAAATACCAGGTATACTTGAAAAGAAAATAAATGAATTTCTAAAGGAGTGTTTTTAATGGAATTAACATTAAAAAGTATACTAGATGCTATAACAATAAAATTAAATGAGTTATTTGGAGATGACTATAATATAGAAACTGGAGAAGTAAAACAAGGTTTTGAAACACCTTGTTTTTTTGTTAAGTGCCTAAATGGAGATGATAAATTTTATAGAGGCAAAAGATATGAAAGAAGTTTAAACTTTAACATTATAGGATTCTCTGAGAATGACATTGAAACAGAATTATATGATATGCTGGACAAACTTTATTTACTAGAGTGTATTACTTTAGAAAATGGCGATTTGCTAAGATGTATCAATCTAACACACAGAATAGAAGATAATGTATTACAATTTTTCTTTGATATTAAATGTTTTATATATAAACAAACTATAGAAGATGACATTGAACATATGGAGTCTATGTCTGTAGAAATCAATTAATAGGAGGTATAAAAATGCCTAAGAGTACAGAAAATGTATATACAAAAGAACAAATAATGAAAAGCAAAAAATATAAAAATAGAGTTGACTTATTGGGAGCAATTTTAAGTGACTCTAAACAATACACACTACAGGAAGTAGAAAGTGAAATAGATAAATTTATGAAAAGGAAGGTGTAGTAAATGCTAGGTGGAGGAAATTTTACAACACAAAACAAAAAATTACCAGGAACATACATTAATTTTGTTAGCGCAAATAGAACTGCTGCAAACATTTCTGAAAGAGGTGTAGCAGCAGTAGCACTAGAATTAAACTGGGGAAATGATACAGACATTTTTAGTGTAAGTGCAGAAGATTTTGTAAAAAATGCATTAAAGATATTCGGATATAGCTACGGGGACACAGCCATGCAGAAATTAAGAGAATTGTTTTTAAATGTAAAAACACTATACGTATATAGATTAAACAATGGTGGAGTTAAGGCAACAAATACATATGCAACAGCAAAATATAGTGGTACAAGAGGAAATGATTTAAAAGTTGTTATTGCACAAAATATAGATGAAAGTTCAAAATTTGATGTTTCTTTATATTTAGGAACAACATTAGTAGACAAACAAACAGTAGCGAATGCATCTGAATTAGTAGATAATGATTTTGTTACATGGAAGAAAAATGCAACACTTGAAGCAACTGCAGGAGTGAGTTTAACAGATGGAACTAATGGAACAGTTGCAGGAGAAGCTCATCAAACATTCTTAGATAAATTAGAAACATATAGTATAAATGCTTTATGTTGTGCATCAAATGATACAACAATAAAACAATTATATATTAACTATACAAAAAGAATGAGAGATGAAATTGGTGTTAAATTTCAAACAATTGTACATAATGCTACTAATGCAGATTATGAAGGAGTAGTTAATGTAAAAAATAATATTGTTGCATCTACAACAGCAGAACAAATAAATGCAATTTATTGGATAACTGGTATAATAGCAAGTTGTGCAATAAATAAATCAAATACAAACAAAATTTATGATGGGGAATATGAGATAAATGTTAATTATACACAATCACAGTTAGAAGAATGTTTAGAACAAGGATTTTTTGTTTTACATAAAGTTGGAGATGATGTGAGAGTTTTAGAAGATATAAACAGTTTAGTAACAAAAACTGATGAAAAAGGTGAAGATTTTAAATCAAATCAAACTGTAAGAGTAATAGATCAAGTCGCAACAGATATAGCAACATTGTTTAATAAAAAATATCTTGGAAGTGTACAAAATAATGCTTCTGGCAGAGTTTCTTTATGGAATGATATTGTTTCATTGTATAAGCAATATTACCAACTACAAGCAATAGAAGAATTTAATTCAGAAGAAATTGTAGTTGAACAAGGAAATGACAAAAAGACTGTTGTAGTAAATGGAAATATTACTCCAGTAAATTGTATGACAAAATTGTATATGACAGTAGTAATAGAGTAGAAGAGGGCAAGTAAAATTGTTCTCTTTATTTTTTTATAAAAAGGAGGAATCAATATGGCACAAACAATGAATGCGAAAGATGCAGTTAGTGCAAGTTTAGCAGAATGTTTTGTAACGATAGAAGGTAATAGATATAATTTTATGCAAGCTATAAACTTAGAAGCAAGCATAGATAAAGACAAGACAACTGTACCAATTTTAGGAAAAACTGGAAAAGGAAATAAGTCAACTGGTTGGAGTGGTACAGGTTCAGCTACATTTCATTATAATACTTCAATATTTAGACAATTACTCGAAAGATACAAAAACACAGGAGAAGATATTTACTTTGATATTCAAGTAACTAATGAAGATCCTACTTCAAGTGTCGGAAGACAAACAGTAATATTGAAAGACTGTAATATCGATGGTGGAATATTAGCAAAATTCGATGCAGATGCCGAATATTTAGATGAAGATATGGACTTTACATATGACGATTTTGAAATTCCAGAAAAATTCAATCTATTAGCTGGAATGAGATAAGAAAAGAAAGGTATAAGGTGAATTAAAAATGAGTAACTTTGAAGCATTTATGATAGAAAATAAAAATGAAGAGATAGAATATGTAGTATCTGATAGATTTAAGAATCCAGATGGAAGAGTGATTCCATTTAAGTTAAGAACAATTACTTCTAAAGAAAATAATGACATTAGAAAGGACTGTTATACAAAAGTCCAAGTGCCAGGAAGAAGAGGTCAATATACTAGAGAATTTGACAGTACAAAATATATCAGAGAGATAACTTTAGCATGTGTAACATTCCCAAATCTAAATGACAAACAATTACAAGATTTTTACAAAGTGATGGGAGCAAGTGAGTTATTAGAAATAATGTTAACACCAGGGGAATACGACAATTTGTCTGCAAAAGTTCAAGAAATAAATGGATATAATTTGGAAGAAAAAGTTGAAGAAGCAAAAAACTAATTGAAGGAGGCGATCCAGATGCAAATTATGCATATTATTGTCTCCATAAACTCAAAATGCTTCCAAGTGAATTTTTAAATTTACCATATAATGAAAAAGCTTTTGTTATAGCAGCAATAGATATAAAGAGTAAAAATGAAGAAAAAGCAATGAAAAATACAAAGAAAGGTAAAAGAAGAGGTAGAAGATGATAATTTCTTTTACCTCTTTTTGAAAGTAGGTGATTATAAATGGCGACTATAAGGACCGCAATTCAAATTCAAGATAGAATGACACCTGCATTCACATCAATGAATAATGCACTAAATATTATTTTAAATACTTTCGAAAGTGTTCAAGCTGCATCAAGCAGAAGTATAGATACAGCCAGTATTCAGGCTGCAAGGAATGAGATAGCAAATGCAAATCAAGCAATGCAACAAGCCGAAAATGAAATAAGAAATGTTGGAGATGAAGTAAATAACGTAGATAATAAGATAAATATGGCTAATAATTCTGCGGGCTCATTTCTAAATACATTGATGAAATTTTCTGTAATTCAAAAAGTGATGGGAATGATATCTGGACAAGTTGGAAGTGCAATAGAGAGATTAGATACTTTAAACAATTTTCCAAAAGTTATGTCAAACTTAGGAATTAGTGAAGGACAATCAAACGCTGCTATTTCATATTTAAGCGAAAATCTGAAAGGATTGCCAACAACATTAAATGATGCAGCTAGTGCAGTTCAAAACTTTACAAGTGTTAATGGAAGTGTAGGTAAGAGTACACAAATGTTTTTAGCTTTAAATAATGCTATTTTAGCTGGTGGGGCAAGTTCACAAGTACAACAGTCAGCTTTAGAGCAGTTAAGTCAAGCATATGCAAAAGGAAAGCCTGACATGATGGAATGGCGTACAGCTATGACTGCTATGCCTGCGCAATTAAAGCAAGTAGCTATTGCGATGGGATATGTAGATGCAAATGCATTAGGAGAAGATTTAAGGGCTGGTAAAGTTAGTATGACTGACTTTATGAATACATTTATTGAATTAAATGAGGCTGGCGTGAACGGCTTCCAAAGTTTCGAAGAACAAGCAAGAAATGCAACGGGAGGATTTGAAACATCTATCGCAAATATGAAAGCTGCTTCTACACGTGGAATTACAAGTATTATAAATAGTATAAATAGGGGACTTGAGTCTGCGGGGTTACCGAGCATTCAAGAAATTATTGTTCAAGTAGGAATTGGAATAGAAAATTTGCTTACTAATGTCGGATTTTTTGCAGAAAATGTAATAATGCATTTACAACCTATAATAGAATTTTTTCAATGGCTCGGTCAGGTAATTTCGGACATTTGGCCAGTAGTAAGTCCGATTTTGCTTGGAATAATAGCAATTTTAGCTGTATATTATACATATACAACTATAGTAAAAATAGCGACAATGGCGTGGGCGGCTGCTCAGGCTATTTTGAATGGAGTATTAGCTATGAATCCATTAGTATTAATTATTGTAGCTATAATAGCAATAGTGTCACTAATTTATGCAGTTGTAGCAGCGATTAATAAAGTGACTGGAAAGACTACAAGCGCAACGGGAATAATAATGGGAATTATATATACATTAGGTGCATTTATATATAATAACTTTATTGTGATGACTTGGAATGCAATTGCTGATTTAGTAAACTTTCTTGCAAATTGTTTTAAAGATCCTGTAGCATCAATTCAGATTTTATTTATAAATATGGCTGTTACAATTTTAGACAAGCTGAAAAATGTTATGGAAGGAGTAGAAAAACTTGTTAATTCTGTTTCTGGATTAACTGGATTTACTATGAATGTTTCTGGTGACATAGGTGGTGTTATAAGCGGACTAGAGTCAAAAAGAGAAGAGTTAAAGAAAAGCATGGCTTGGGAAGACATTGTAGATCATTTGGAAAGATGGGAATATGATGACGCGTACAATTCTGGCTATCAAAAAGGCCAAGAGATTGATGAATCTATCGAGAGTTTCTTTAACTTCGACAATTTAGTACCCAAAAATGCTGCTTCAGAAATTCTAGATACATCGGCTGTTGAACCTGTTGCAAATAATGTGGCTGACACAGCAGGAAATACAGGAAGCATAAAAAATTCTCTTGAACGAACAGAAGAAGATTTAAAGTATTTAAGAGATATTGCAGAGCAAGAGGTTGTAAATAGGTTTACAACTGCAGAAATAAAAATTGACATGACAAATAACAACAATATTAGCAAAGACACAGATTTAGATGGAATTGTAGACTATCTTGAAGAGACTTTACAAGACACGATGGAAAGTGTTGCGGAAGGAGTGTATGAATAGTGGCTTATTATGTATATTTGAATAAATTATTATTACCTGTTGCTCCTGAAAAAATACAAATAAAAATAAAGAATAACAATAAAACTATGCAACTAATAAATTTCGGTGAAATCAATACGTTGAAGTCAGCAGGACTTTCAGAAATTTCTTTTGATGTACTTTTACCTAACATAAAATATCCCTTTGCTATATATAAAGATGAGTTCAAAAAAGCTTCTTATTATTTAAGAGAATTAGAAAAGCTAAAAACAGAATTAAAACCTTTTCAATTTATCATAACAAGAAGATTTCCAAATGGACAATTAATATATGATACAAATATGAAAGTATCATTAGAAGAATATTCAATTTCAGATGATGTAAAATTAGGATTCGATAATAAAGTATCAATAAAACTTAAGCAATACCGAGAATATTCAACAAAAACAATAAAATTAAGCATAAAACAGAGTAATAATAGTGACAATAATCAAAACAAAACTGTAGCAACGCAAAAAAATATAAGAGAAAGTAACAATGCTCCTTCTACTAAAACTTATACCGTAGTTAGAGGAGATAGTTTGTGGAAAATAGCAAAGAAATATTATGGAAACGGCTCTCAGTATTCTAAAATATATAATGCTAATAAAAACAAAATAAAAAATCCAAACTTGATTTATCCAGGTCAAGTACTTGAAATTCCATAAAAAGGAGGGAAAATTGTGAGTTATGAATTAACAATACAGAACAACAATACTATATATTTACCTTGCATTGAAGATGGAATAACTATGAATACTGAGCGAAGGGGAACTCCAGGGAAATTAGAATTTGTTGTCTTAAAAGATGATAACATCGATTTTGAAGAAGGAAATGCAGTTAGATTTAAAGATAATGAAGATAACATTTTTTTTGGCTTTGTGTTTAGTAAAAAAAGAAATAAAGATAAAAAGATAACTGTAACTGCTTATGATCAATTGCGATATTTAAAAAATAAAGATACTTATTTGTATACAAATAAAACTGCTAGTGAAGTGGTAAAAATGATCGCAAATGATTTTTCATTAAATATGCGGGAAGATTGCAGACACGAAATACAAAATAGCTTCTTGTTCTGAAGATAATCAAACATTATTTGACATAGCACAGAATGCTTTAGATTTAACAATGCAAAATATAAAAGAAATATATGTTTTATACGATGATTTTGGAAAGTTAACTCTAAAAAACATTTCCGATTTGAAAGTACCTATTTTAATCGATGCATTTACGGGAGAAAACTTTGATTACACATCGAGCATAGATGAGCAAACATATAACAAAATAAAATTGATATATGAAAATGACCAAACAGGGAAAAGAGAAGTATATATTGCTAAGAGTAGTACTAACATAAATAAATGGGGAGTTTTACAATATTTTGAAAAAGCAAACAATAATACAAATTTGCAAGCAAAAGCAAATGCATTATTACAATTATATAACCAAAAAACAAGAAAATTAAAAATAACAAATGCGTTAGGAGATAACAGAGTTCGCGCAGGTTGTTTAGTTGCAGTACAGCTTGATTTAGGAGATATAAAAGTTCAGAATTGGATGCTAGTAGAAAAAGCAAAACATACATATAAAAATGAACAGCATTTTATGGATTTGACTTTAAAAGGAGGAGAGTTTATAGCATGAGTACAAATTTAATAAATATTATAAAAAAAGCTGCGGTAGAAGCGGTAGAAGCTTCAAAACCCGTAGCTGTCTTGTTTGGAAAAGTTGTAAAAACTTCTCCTCTTCAAATAAATGTAGAACAAAGAATGACTCTTACAAAGGAATTTTTGAAATTAACAAAAACTGTAACAGAAGATAATGAACTTAAAGTAAATGACAGTGTAGTTTTGTTGCGAGCTCAAGGCGGGCAAAAGTATATTGTATTAGATAAATTAGTTTAAAAAGTGGGTGATTAAGTGATACCTAAAAATGATGAATTAATAGAAGATTTTGAAATAGAAGGATATGTTAGCAAAACGTATTTCCTAGATACTGAAAAGAATAGAGTAGTTGAAACATGTGATGCTGTGACAGCACTTAAGCAAACAATTTATTCTATTCTGAACACAGAAAGATTTGAACATTTGATTTATAGCTGGAACTATGGCGTAGAATTTAAAGAATTAATTGGAGAAAATGAAACATATGTAATTCCAGAACTTGAAAGAGTAATAAAAGAAGCTCTATTGCAAGATGATAGGATTACGGATGTGAATAACTTTGAATTTGAAAAAAATAAGAAAAGTATAATTGCAACATTTAACGTTGTTAGCACGTTAGGTGATATTGCATTTAATAAGGTGGTGAATATTTGATGAATGATGATACAGATGAATATTACGAGTATGAAACAATTCTGGAAAGAATGCTAAATAATGTTCCAGATGACATTGACAAACGCGAAGGAAGTATTATATATGACGCGCTAGCACCTGCAGCGCTAGAGTTAGCAAATATGTATGTAACGTTAAAAAACAGCTTCGACTTAATATTTGTAGATACAGCTGTTGATGAATATTTAGACAGAATTGCAAATCAAGCAGGGTTGACAAGATATGATGCAAAAAAATCAATTAGGAAAGGTATTTTTAGAAACGCTAATAATACTCTTATGGATATTCCATTAAATAGCAGATTCACAATTGAAGACTTAACATTCAAAGTTATAGAAAAAATAAGTACAGGAGAATATAAACTTGAATGTGAAACAACAGGAACAGTAGGAAATTCTATTTCAGGTAATTTAATGCCTATTGAATATATACAAGATTTAGCAACAGCAACTATAGAAGATATTTTAGTTTCTGGCGAAGATGAGGAAAGTGATGATGAATTAAGACAAAGATACATTGAAAGTGTCACATCTCCTGCTTTTGCTGGAAATATCACAGATTATAGAAACACAGTAAGAGACATCGATGGAGTAGGCGATCTAAAAGTAATTCCAGTTTGGAACGGAGGAGGAACTGTAAAACTAATAATATTAGATAGCACATATTCAATTCCATCGAATACTCTAATAGATACAATTCAGGAAACAGTTTTTCCATTACATAGTGATAGCATTGGAATTGCTCCTATTGGACACAATGTAACTGTTTCAAAAGCTATAGGTGTTACGATAAACGTAAATACAGAAATAACATTGCAAGAAGGTTATACTATTGAGAGCTTAAAAGATGAAATTGATGAAGTTGTTGAAAGTTACTTATTAGAATTAAGAAAAAAATGGTCAAATTCTGAAAATATAATTGTAAGAGTTTCTCAACTCGAGACAAGAATTTTAGGAGTTGAAGGAGTTTTAGATATAGAAAATACTTTAATAAATTCTCAAAGCAGTAATCTACAATTGAATTTTGATGAAGTTCCAATTTTGGGAGAGGTTGTGATAACTAATGGCTAAAAATATAATTGAATATTTACCACTTTTTTTGAAAAGTGTATACGAGTTTAAAGAAATAGCAAATTCTGAAAATATAGAGTTAGATGATTTACAATCTAAAACTGATTCAATAACAAATGAAACTATTGTCGCACTAGCAAGTGAATATGGAATTAATAGATATGAAAAAATATTCAACATAGTTAATAAAGAACAGACGTTAAACGAAAGAAAATTTGTAATTGAATCAATATTTTCTAATAGAGTTCCGTTTTCTTTGGCTTGGTTAAAAAATAAATTAAATCAATTGGTTGGGAAAGATAATTATATTATTGATATTGATTATGCTAATTATAAACTAACGATAAAAATCTCATACATGTTTTCGAATGCAGTTAACCTGTTAAAAAAAGATTTAAGAAAAAGTATACCCGCAAATTTAAGCCTTGAAGTTTATCAAAATCAAAATGAAATGTCAAAATTATATACCGGAGGAGCAACGGTGCAAGGATGCTTCGAAGAATTATACGAAATATAGGAGGGATAGAAAATGCCTAACTTTAATGGAATAGTAATAACAAATTCAGGAAAAGTTTTATTAGCCAAAGCCCAACAAGGAAAAACATTGAGTTTTTCAAAAATGCAATTAGGTTCTGCAAACGATATAACAAATCCTACTGAAAAAACGGCAGTAACAAGTCCTTTTCTCACAACAAAAATTAGAAATGTAAATCTTACTACAGATGGTTCTGCTAGAATCTCTACTTTTATAAGTAATGAAAATTTAACTCAATCTTACGTGTGGCGCGAAATTGGGCTATTTGCTGTAGATCCAGATACTCAACAAGAAGTTTTATATGCGTATAAATGCGCAGGAGAGAATGGAGAAACGATACCGGCTGGCGGTGGTGCAGATGTAATAGAGAAAATCTTCGACATTGTTATAAAAGTTAATAATGCTAGCAGCATTACAGCAGTTATAGATGAAAGCACAGTGTTATTATCTAGAGAAGAAATAGTACAAGAACTAGATGATTGTGAAGATGAAGAAAACAAAGTTCCTTCTGCCAAACTGTTTTATGAAAAAATAATGGAAAAGTTAGATATAACAGGCGGTACTATTGATGGGAAGTTAAATGTTTTGAGAGGAATAACGGCGAATATAACTGGAGATGTGACAGGAAACTGTTCGGGCTCTAGTGGTAGTTGTACGGGCAATGCAAATTCTGCTAATAGTTGTTCAGGAAATGCTGGAAGTGCTACTAAGTTACAAAACTCAAGGAATATTAATGGTACAAGCTTCAACGGAACAGGAGATATAACAACGTCAAAGTGGGGGACTGCAAGAAAAATAGACTTAAACGGTGCAATAAGCGGAAGTGTGAACATGGACGGTAGCAAAGACGTAACTATTAACACAACTTTAAATAATTTTAAATTACTCGAAGGAACAGTCTACATAGATACATCAGAGTCGAGAAAAACAATTGAAATCAATTATCCTGATGGATTTACTCAAAATAATTGTGTTGTATTAAGCTTTGGAGTAAAAATAGACACTTTAGACATGTTTTATGAACTGTTGCCTTCTGCAGAGTTTAAAAAAGAAATCTACTTAGGAAGAAAGATAAACTTGGGGCTCCTTAACATGAATGAACGTAGTGTACGATATAAAATTGTACTGATGAAAATATCATAGAAAGTAGGTGGACATATGAAAAAAGATATACTTGTATCAATCAACACAGAAACATCAAAAATCATAAATAACAGTGCATGCACGGTTGGAGTAAAAAGTGAAAACTTGCAAGCAAATTTAATTATAAAACCTATACCTTTTGTGAACGGTGCAGGAAGATTTTACGTAGAAAATCAAGGCTCGATAAAAATGAAAAAGCAGGAAGATTGCTATATATTGCCAATAAAAAGTTCCCTACTAAAAAATGGGGACTTTAATTTTTGCTTTAAAGTAACGGAGCCGGAGAATGAGGGGGAGACACCAATTTTTGTCAGTGAAATATGCGACTTTAAAGTGCTAGACACAATCGAAAGTGAAGAAGAAATCCCAGATCAATACCCATCTTGGATTGAAACTTTTGATAGTAAAATTGCTGAATTAGAAGAACTAGAAGAAAACATAGAACAAGCTGAAGCAAATAGAGAAAACGCAGAAAGAGAAAGAAACACAAGAGTAGATGAGGCAATAGAGAACATCGTAGACTTAACAGAAGAGTACAATCAAAATGCAGTGGAAAAAACAAACGAGTTTAATATGAATGTAACCGAAAAGACAGATGATTTTAACAATAATGCTGA